ACCTACCACATGGGAAAGATCTATGATGGTGGGGCAGAAATCTCCCTGGCAGAGTTTAATCAGTTCATTGTGAATGCTGCCAGAGTTCTGCAGGATGATGAGAGCTTCTTGAAAAGCAGGCCGGATTGGATGAATTCTCCGCACGTTCCTAGGGAGCAAGAATCCAGGATAAACAATCAGCGGATTTTCCAAGATTTGAAAGATGCAGATATAGTGCATAGGAGAATCTATCCAGACTTGTACCAGAATCAGAAAAGAGGTGATCCTGTGCCTTTCCGGGAAGCTCCTGTGCCACCCTTTAGACAAACGGAGAAGATTTCCCAGGCAATAGGAATTGAAGCGGAACCAGATGCTGGCACTGCGTTTGCCGAAGCAGTGGAAGAAAAAGATGAAGGCGAAGCGTAAGCCAAAGGAGCAGACATGAGCGCGGAACGGAAAATTGATGTCTCTGTGATTCCCGGCAGCAAGAAGGATCAGATTAAAAGTCTGCTCAAGGCGAATTGCACAGTTACACAAGTTGCGGCCGCAGTAGGAGTCAGCCAGCCGTATGTTAGTGAACTTCTGGCGGATCCTGATTTTGCTGCGGAAGTAGCAACTCACCGGATTAAGCTTCTTGCAGACCAGTCGGAGACTGATGGGAAGTATGATACCATCGAGAAGAAACTGCTGCAAGGATTGGAAATGAAACTGGAGCAAGGTGTGCATTTCATGAAGATGCAAACTATCCTTCAGGCAATTAACACTGTGAATCGCGCGGTAAGGAGAGGTGCCGGACATCAGGAATCTGTGGCACCACCTAGCAACATTGTACAACTGATTATGCCTACTGTGATCGTGCGCCAGTTCCAGGCGAATCAGGACAATGAAGTTATTAAAGTGGGGGATCAGGAACTGATTAGCATGTCCAGCAAGAATGTGTTGCAAAGACTGGAAAGTGCGAACTTAAGGGAGAAGATAGTAGGATTGTCCCAATCAGTTCCGAAAGGAGGGCAAGTGTATGACCACGCAACCGGAAGGGGAGATGGAACGGAAACGGAAGGAGCTGTTAAGAAAGCTACAGTCTCCTGTGATCAGTTCTAAGCCGAGAATGAACCCAGAAGAAATGGCTGCGGAGTTTCTGAGGAAAACAATGGAAGATATGGGAATCCCAGGAGATGGGGAAGCGGAATGAAAGTTCTGATCGCCTGTGAGTTTTCAGGTGTTGTCAGGCGGGAGTTTCTGAAGCAAGGTCATGACGTGCTTAGTTGTGACCTTATTCCCAGCAGGGACGATTCACCCTTTCATCACATCGGGCCGGTGGAGGAGATATTGGCAAGAGGGTTAGATTGGGATCTCATGATCGCCCACCCACCATGTACTTACCTGGCACACAGTGGAGTGCAACATTTGAAAGATCGTGGACCTTGGCATGTTAATCCCGAGAGAATGTCCAGGATGAATGAAGCGGAGAAGTTTTTCAATTACCTGTTAGGGCAGCCTATCCCGCGAATCTGTGTGGAAAATCCAGTGATGCATGGGTTGGCAAAAGTTACTATCAGGAAAGAGGATCAGAAGATTCAACCTTGGGAGTTTGGTCACGGAGAAGTCAAGGGGACTTGTTTGTGGCTGAAGAATCTCCCAAGGTTGATGCCAACAAACATTGTCGCGGGACGGAAACCAGCCTGCCATATGAACGGTAACAAGATGCGGAGGGTGGAGAGGAGTATTACTTACCAAGGTATCGCAGAAGCTATGGCGACACAGTGGACGGAAGCTACCTTGTTTCCACGAGCGCAGCGAAGTGCTACACTGCCAGGCTGCCAAGGTTATCCAGCTGCACAAGCTAAGGTATCAGCATGAGTGCTGAGCGCCAGTATCAAGATGCTCCGTTTTCAGAAGAGGAGCTGATTCATGCTGGCTTCGATAGGGACAAGACTCTAGAGTTGCTGCGTGAGGATTTGAATTTCTTCGGTGGCACGATGATCCCCGAAGTTTTCACGTTGATGTTTCCAGAGATTCATCAGCAAGTTTGGAAATTACTGAAGGAGTTTGTTGGGCAACCTGGGATTTTCCCGAAGCTGGCCCTGGGTTTACCGAGAGGTCATGCTAAGACTACGCTGATTAAACTGTTTATTACTTACTGTATTTTGTTCACACGGATTAAGTTCCCACTGATTATAGGGAGCAACGGGGATAAGGCGATTCAGATTCTGGCCGATGTAATGGCCATGTTGAAGTCTAGAAACGTGGTGGCACTGTTCGGGAACTGGCAAAGCTCCATTACAAAGGAAACTGAGGCTCTTAAGAGATTCTACTTTGGTGGCAGAGAGGTGATCTTAGCAGCTTTGGGTCCACATGGAAGCATCCGGGGGTTGAATGTAGGAAATGCGCGCCCCGATCTGATTATTATGGACGATATTCAGACAGCAGAGGATCAGGATAGCGCAGAAGTTGCCACTAAGCTCCTGAAATGGATGATTGGTACTCTGTTTAAGGCGAAAGATCCTCGTGGTTGTGTATATATCTACATAGGAAACATGTTTGCAGGGCCGAATTGTATCTTGTCGAAGTTGAAGAAGTCCAAAGAGTGGGTATCTTTCATTGTTGGCGCGCTCTTGGCTGATGGCACCAGCATTTGGCCCCAACTTCATAGCGCGGACAGCCTGATTGCTGACCTTCAACATGATATTGACATGGGACATCCGGAAGTTTGGTTCGCAGAAGTGCAGAATGACCCAGAAAGTGGGATTTCCAGTAACTTTGACACTTCGAAGGTACCGGAATTTCCATTTTCCCAGGAAGATTTAGTCCTGGCCCACTGTATTATCATTGACCTCTCGGGCGAGAAGGTAGGTTCGGACGATGCGTCGATCGGTTACTTCTGCCAGATAGAAGATAAGTGGATTTACCGGGATCTGGAGGTTGGTAAGTGGAGTCCCCTACAGTGTATTGAGACAGCGATGGAAGTAGGTTGGCGCCATAACTGTCCGCATATCTTTGTAGAGTCCACAGCTTATCAGGCCAGTTACTTGTTCTGGTTCAACCATATCTGTGAGCAGCGTGGGATTCAAGGGTTCCAGTTGAATGAAATCTTCCCAGGAATGAAAGCTAAGGTAGCTCGTGTGGTTGCGTTCCTGAAAAAGTTACTGAGAAAGCCTGGAGTTAACGAGCAGGTTGTCGAACCAGATGTTTATTTACATCCTGAAGTGCGCGCCGCAGTCCTGCATCAAGCCACCCAGTTTAAACCTACCCGCAGAGATAACAAAGATGACATTCTTGATCTCGGTGGTCTATTAGATAACGTGCTGTCACGTTACGTGAATGTAATTACTACGGATGTGATGGAGCAAATGAGTATGTTTTCAGCCAGTCATCAAACTATTGAGGATTCTTGTTCAGTGTAGTCGCGCCAGTCCCATAACCCTGTAAGGAGAAACAAATGCGTATGATCAAAGTGAATGTCGATGGAACCGATCAACTGGTACCTCTGCGGGAATTTGCTGCTCTGGTTGCTGCGGATAATCAAATGACCGATGCGGAACGTGATGCTGCCACAGGTCTGTTCCCAGGGATTCAGGTTTACAACAGCACATCCAACAAGATGGAACTGTTGACGCCAACAGGCTGGGAAGTTATCACTTCGGCGCCGGATGTGGCTGCAAGGAAGGCAAAGGAGGAAGCTGACAAACGGGCCAAGGAAGAAGCGGAGCTTGGTGCGAAGAAAGATGCCAAGGATGCGAAGGATGGCAAAGCAGACGCCAAGGATGACAAGAAGGATGCCAAGGAAGATGCTGGCAAAGACGCCAAGAGTCATCAGGATGTAAAGAAGTAATTGGCGATCCTGGCGATCCAGAAGAAAGGTTAAAACCATGGCCGGCTCTGAACTGATACTGATTTCAGAAGAAACGCAGAAAGCTCTGCTTGATGTTGCGAAAAAGCAGCTTCTGTATTCTTCTGGTTCTAGTGGGCAGTCTGGAACTTGGGATGGTTTTAACCACCGAGATGCTTTGGAGTGTATTGATAGGGAGTATTATCGGGATAATATATTTACCTATGATAAGATCGAAGCTTCGCGCGCGAATCGGGCGGGGAACAAGAAAAAGCTGCAAGATATCGTAGTCCCGTTGGCCGAGGGTCAGACAGATACCATGCTTGCATATCTCACCAGTGTGTTCTTGACTGGGCAACCCATATTTGGAGTTACCTCAAGTCCAGAGTTCATTGACCAAGCGAAAGCTTACCAGGCAATTCTCAGTGCCCAATCAGTCTACGGTGGTTGGACAGGAGAGTTGATGGATTTCTTCTTGAACTGTTTGAAATACTTCGGTGTGATGGAAGTTGCTTGGTGTAAGGAGACAACTTATGTGCCTGAAGTTACTGTCAGACCTGGCGGGAAGGTGGATGAAACTTCCACTGTGATCTGGGCCGGGAACCGTGTTAGGAACATCTCACCATACAACTTCTTCTGGGACCACCGTGTTCCTCTTGTTAAGATTCCTCAGGACGCGGAATATGCAGGTTACACTTCCATCTACAGCAGAGTAGGGTTGAAGAAGTATGTAGAGGATCGTAACTTGAAGATGAATATCAACAAGGTATTTGATCCCAATTTCCTTGGTCAGCCTCCAGTTAAGTTATTCTATGTTCCCGACTTCCTGTGGGATTCCATGGATAACTACAGCACCCAGATTCAAACTGCTGGTGGTGGTGGGAATCGGTTCATTGACGATTTCTCCACGTTTGAAATCGGTCCAGAAGGAAAGCGGAAGACTTTCAAGAATGCGTATTACATGGTTACGAGATACATGAGGATTATTCCTCAAGATTATGACATGAAAGTACCGATGAGGAACCGGGTACAGATTTGGAAGATTGTCACGATTAATGACCAAGTGATGATTGAATGTGAGCGGCAGAATAATAACCATAACTTTATACCACTCATAACCGGTCAACCAGTTCTAGATGGTCTGCTTTATGCCAACCGTAGTTTCGTGCAGAAACAGATTCCCTTGCAAGATATTGCCAGCTCTCTGTTGAATGCAGCGTTTGATAGTCAGCGGAGAGCGTTAAGTGATAGGCTACTTTATGATCCAAGTCGAGTTACCGAAAAGAACATTTCCAGTACCAGCCCATCTGCCCGCATCCCAGTTCGCCCAACAGCTTTTAACAGCAAACTCAGTGATGCGGTCTACAAGATCCCGTACGAAGATCATCAAACCGCAACTTTCTTGCAAGTCGCTCAGGGAGTCTATGGCTTCGCAGATATGATCTCTGGGCAGAATCCAGCTCAGCAAGGTCAGTTTGTTAAGGGGAATAAGACTCAGAGTGAGTGGGAAGATGTTCAAGGGAAGTCTAGTGGGCGCCAGCGGAAGTTGGCATTGAAGCTGGAGGAACAAGCGATTCAACCACTCAAGTTCATCTTGAAATGTAACATTCTTCAGTATCAACCCTCGGGAGATATGTACAATTACGAGGAACAGAAGGTTTACAAAGTAGACATGATGGAGATGCGTAAGGCGATCTTTGTTTACACGATCACCGACGGTATCTTGCCAGAGAACAAGGTGGTGAATTCGGAAGTTCTGCAAGTTGGACTCCAGACGATTGCTGCTAGCCCGCTGCTCCAGAGTAAGTACGATCTTGGTGCTGCGTTCAGTTACATGATGAAAACTCAGAACTGTGATCTTAAACCGTTTGAGTTAGCGCCAGCTCAGGCTGGTCAGCAACTTACAGATATGGCGAATGCTGGGCTAACTCCTGGTGTTGCCAGAGATAAAATAGGTGCGCCACAGCCAGGAGCATCACAACCGGGAGCGCCAGTTGCAGGCTAAATTAGGTCTTTATATTAACTTCGATTTCGACGCGCCGGGTGAAGAGGAAGTCGCGCAGACCTTCACTGTGATGAACAAGGCGTATTTCCAGAATCTTCGTTACGATGCAGTCATGGCGCGGGATGCACTGCCACCTAATTTGCAGAATCCAGAGGAGTTCTTCTTTGCTAAGGCTCAGCTGGATGGGAGGATTGACTTGTTGACTGAGTTGATCGAGTTAGTTCCGAAGTCTGCTGAGACAACGGATAGCTGACATCACTTAAGGAGATTGTCATGAATCTGATCGCATTGATTGTTACAGTCGTTATCCTCGGATTAGCCTGGTATCTTTTGTACTGGTTGTTATCTCAGATGCCCCTGAAAGAACCCTTTGGAACGGTGGCCCGTGTGTTATTGGGACTCCTCGCAGTTGTTGTTTTGTTGGGATTGCTTTTTGGTGGGATACCTGTCCCCAAATTGCATTTGAATTAACTTACACAAGGAGTCGCTGAAATGGGAATCATGGATATGTTTCGTAGCCAAGCTGGTAACACGAATCAACCGAATATGCAACAACCGCAAGGACCGGGGAATCAGGGTCAGCAAGCTGGACAAGGTTATATTCCTCCTCCCAGCAAAGGACCCGGCGGACAGAACAATCCCGCCAATGCAGTTGTTCCTGGCGCAGCTCCTGGTACCACAGGTTCAGTAGCAGCAAATGATCGTGGCATCCCCAAGAACAATGACAAGCAAGCCCTTACCATTGATCAATTCAATGATCTCTGGAAAGATCCGGAACTCGGAGAGGGGAAAACGCGCCAGTCTGATCCCAGTCAGTATCGTTATCCCAAGCTGGATGCAAACAAGATCGGTGCGGCGGTAAGGGAAATGAATTTCACTTCCACGATCGATCCGGCGTCGGTGGCAAAGGCACTGAACGGTGATGCGGAAGCATTTATGCAAGTACTGAACGGTGTGGCGCAAGAAGCTTTCAAAACCAGTTTCAACGCAAGCTACAGCAGCCAAGAGCGTATCCTTGGCGGTTACGATCAATCAGTAAACGCCAGGATTCCTAAGGTAGTTGGCAGCATGGAATCCAGACAATTGTTGCAAGGAAGGAACCGGGGTTTCGAACACCCTGCAATATCGCCGTTGGTGGAAACTACGCGGCAACGTTTTCAGGAACGTTATCCTGATGCTACACCGCAGGAAATTGCAACTGCAGCGGACTCTTATCTTTTGGAATCCGCTAAACTGTTAATTGCCGGCCAGAGTGAGTCTGGTAACGCAAATGCTGGAGGTGGTGAACAAAGTCAGAGTCAATCCCGTGGTAAGGGAAGCATTGTCACAGACTTTGAGAATTTCGAAAAAATGCAATAGCCCCCAAACTCACAAGGAACCATCATGATCGGTATCGGCAATACAGTTAATCTCTTCGCAAGTGCACCGGACCTCCAGAAGAAGTCCTTCGCAGCGATGATCACGCGGTTGGCACCGAATGGTCAGTGCCCGCTGTTCGGTATTACCAGCATGTTGAAAGACAAGACAGCTGCGCAGTTCACGCACGGTTACTTCAGCAAAACCATGTTGTTTCCGACGATTGTGTCGGGGGCGGCTGGTGACACGGCGGTTGCTACTACGCTGACGATTGTTGCCAACAGTAATCTGATGCCAGGAATGATGTTCCGCAATGATCTGACGGCGGAAATCATCATCATCAACACGGTGGTTTCTACTACCAGTGTTACGGCAACAAGAGCTGTGGGAACTGTGGCAGCTGCGGTAATTGCAGCGAATCAAACTTGGACAATGTCTGGCAACGCGTTTGAAGAAGCCAGCATCCGTCCGGCGCCACAGTACATCGTGCCAGTGCAAAACA